TACAACTATTGCTTTTTGCAAATATTGGCTCTTCTATTTCCTCAGAGCCACACATATTACATACAACAAGGTCATCTTCTCTGAGTTTTTTTAGGTCTTCTCGCATTTTCTTTGTTGTTTTTAGCATATCTCAAACCCTCCACTCTGAATGCAAAACTCTGCAAAGGCTTTAACATTATCAACATCAAAAGGATATTTGTATTCTTTGTCTTCTTCTTGTTCCTCATGAAGTTTTTTAAACATATCTGCATCACCCTCTCTTATTTTCTGCAATAACCTATTGCCTAAAAGTTTAGCATCTTTATCGTTTAACCCTGCTCCACTATTATTATGACCATTATTCCATAATTCCTCTGATATTAAATCATCAGCAATGAAATAACAATAATCCCATAAAGGTCTCCACCACCATACATTGTTTCTGAAATAATAGCCTGGATTTGATTCCTCATAATCACGCATTTCATCAAAGTATTTATCTCTAAGACTGTCATTACTGTCAAGTTCTTTCCATTTCTCTTTAAATTCCATATTGTTGAATTTATGAAAAACTGGAAAATCATCACTGTTTATTTTTGGATTTTTTCCATATACATCCATTCCCATAACTAATCTCCTTATCATGTTTTAGTTTTTTAAACCTTCTTATTTTTTGTTTCAGAGAAGGACAGTCAAAGTAGTCTCCATAAGAACCTGAAGTTGCTACCTTGACAAATTCCTCCACTAAACCATCAGTCCAACGCACTTTAACTTAACTCCTCTTCTATTAGCTTAATTTGATTTACTAGTCCAGATATTCTATAACATCTCATACATTTACTTCCATCTTTATCAATGAAATCTTCAGTTGTTCCTAAACTAAAATAGTATGGCTTGTTCCCAATATATCCAGTCAGTTGAAACCAATTATTTCCATCATCATTTTTTACTGTATACCATTTTCCATCTGAGAGCATGACTTTTAAAATTCTATCGATATCAGTATCCCACAGTTTTGCCATATCCCTTGTTTCATTTGGTGGAAAATTGTTACTATATTCCATTTTATTCTCCTTTATTTTTGTGTGAATTGTACTTTGTCTGACCTTCCATAGTTATACACATCTTGAATATTCTCTGTATATCCTTTTGGATTTGCTTGTTTTGTTAATAACTTTGAACATTTTGATAACTGTATCATCATTCTTTCATGGTCATATAACCCTGTATCAACTGCTGTTCCTAGTCCCCATATGAATCTTGCGTGTCTTGATTGTTCTATGTTATATGTTTTTTCAAAGTCCTTAACATATCTAAGTATATCATTACCACGTTCAACTGTTAAAGCTTTCCAGTTAAGTTCTTTAAATGACGAATTGGCATAAAAGCCACCATACATCATCACTAATGCTGTCAGTGGTATCTTCTCTTCCTTATACACTTTATCAAGGAAGCAATAATCATCAATGTTATCAGTAACTCCCCATTTTAAATAGTCTCCCAACTTCCAGTTTCTTGATTTGTTATTAACTAAGACCATTGCTCTTTTTGATACATCTCTAAAAACATTGTATACAACAGGAAGTCCAAGCCTTTTGGAAGCAGTTATTACGTGCTGTCCATCATATGCTTCATATTTCCCTTTATGTTTAATTGATGGTGTAACAGAAATAGCTGATATTACTCCAACCTCTTTAATGCTTCCCATAATACCTTTCACATTACTGTTAACTTCATCTCTTTGATGTTTAGGAATAACAAACAATGAATAATCTGTTGTTTCTCCTGTTTTTATGTATTTAGAATACTCTGTTATATTAAACTTTAGTTTTCTTGCTTTTACTCTAAAGCCACCAACAGGTAGATTGTTTTGTTTATTAACACCTGCGTCTTTTACTGTTTCCATCTTTATTCTCCTTTTGTTATGTTTCTTATCACTCTCCAAACTCCTTGTCTGATTACTTCTTGATACAGTTTTTCTTTAACTTGTTCTGAATCAAGCTCTCCATCTTCCCACAAATCTTCATCAGGTACTTCTTCCCAACCTTTAAATTCATTCATCTTCTTTCTCCTTTTCTGCTACGTGTTCATATAATCCTTCACAGATTGCCTCATATATGTTTGCCTGTATCATTTTATATGGTTCAGTATCTCTTCCAGTTTCAGGTATCTCTTGCATCAACTCAGTATTCCACGCTGCATATTGAGCAATATCCCAATAATATATTGGAACAGCATTATCTGCTATCTCGTGTATCATGTCATTTTGGTCATAATCGCCTTTCTGTATATCTTCCCAATCACAATCAAGTGTATCACAGGCATCTATGATTAAATTACTTAACTGATAGTCTTTTTCTTTAGATTCTGCCATCTCTATCTCCTTTTAGTTTTTTTATAGGACTGAAATATGTAGTTACTAAAGCAACTAAATATTCTCTACTTGTGTCCTGCTCATCTTCTAAAACAGCTTTAAGTATTCTTTCTGCTTCCTTTAGTCTTTCTTTTGTTTTACTCATCACTGTCTCCCATTTTTGTTATCATTGAAAATGGTACATTCCATTTCATATCATCAATATTAACAATTGCTCTTTTTCTGTTTATTTTTATTACATAGCCTTCCTCTAATCCTCTACTACCATTTACAGCCACTCTCTCACCAACATTTAATGTATACTTAAGCCTGTTCCCAAGTGAAGTTCTTCTGTCTTTTATAAAACCCTGTATTGTTTTAAGTTCTCTTTCATCTTCAATCAGATTTATCTGTCTTTCTATTTCACGTAATTCCATTTCATTCTCCTTTGTTTGTTTAGAATCCTGCTAATCTTCTAAAATCAGCATCATTTACTTGTTTATCAGTATGTTCAACATCTTCCCATATACCATCACTGTTCTCAGCCATTATTATATCTGTTGAATAAACACTACCAATTTCATCAAATAATCCAATCTCTGAGCCAAACGTCTTTATCAGTCTTGTATTTCCCTTTAAATTGTCCATCATAATTCCATTAACAGAAACACCAAGCTGTTTTGTTCTTATGTTTGTGCCTTTTTTTATGTCATTCGTTTTCATTCTGTCTCCTTTGTTGGTTATCCAAATACAATTTTTCCAAAACAAGCCATCTGTAATGCTATATCTGCATCATCAGCATCATATTGTTCATTTAATATTCTATCAAGTATTTCAGGGTATTCAGTATCTAATTTCTGTAATGCATCAATGATTGATTTCTTTGTCATTGGGTATTTCTCCCCTGTTTCTGCATCATGTATATACATTACAGCATCTTTTTTCTTTGTTTTTGTTAAATATTCGTGTTTCCAGCCACCAACCTTTTTCATATCTTCATTATCTTCACAACTGATATTGTTTGCCCAGTATGTCGAGCCACTATCAAATGCACAAACTAAAACATTCTCAATCAGTTCATCAGATATTTCTAATCGTCTGTTTATTATATTCATGTCAGTCATTTATTCTCCTTTGTTTGAATCATGTATGTATTCCAAATCTTCTGTTTTATTTATCTCTTTAATTTCTTTAACTCTACAAAATAAATGTGGAAACTCTAATACAGCTTTACCAACAGCATGATATTTGTCCACATAATCCCATATTTCTACTCCATGTGTCATTCCAGCTTTGTTTTCAAGATATACTTTGCATTTTTTCATTACACAAACCTCCCTTCAAGGTATTCAATTGGATAATCAGGATAATGTGTGTGTAACTTCATTACAAGTTCATTGTATTCGCCTACTGTAAAATCAGTTAAATCGGATACATCTACCCAATTATCTTTAGTACCATCTGTAAATGTGCTTCTACAATTCAAACACAGATTGCCTTTCCATTCAATGACAATATATTCCATTTCTGATATTTTAATGATTGGCTTTCCAATAAATCCCATCAGTTTCTTTATCAGTTCATCTTGTGTTATTTCTCCATCAAGATGACAGTCCACCAAATCAATAATACTTTCTATTCGTGGCTTTTTCTTTGCTGTTTTCTTCATACAGCCTCCTTTTCTAGTTTATCAACTCTTTGTCTTAACATACTTAATTCAGAAATATGACTATGCATATATCTGTCTAATGTTGTCATTTTCCATAAATTCTTTAATCCTACAAACCACAACTTTGTTGTTACTGTAAACATTTTCATCTTTTGTTTATATTCTTTCATACAGCCTCCTTTTCCTTTTCTTTTTATTTATCAAAAAACTGTGAGAGCCTCACATATTCCTTTGCCGTACCTCCTATGCAGGTGTGGTAGGACTTACAGGACCAGTTATTGGCTCTCACTTTACCTACAAATCTTTATCAGTTTCTTTGCTTGGTAATAGTGTTTTCTACAAAACCAACCACCAACTGAAAAATTATCTTTTGTCTTCCAACCAAGCCATTCAGTATTATTCGTTGCAAAACTTTTCTTACAAATCTTGCAATTCCTTTTCTTTGGCTTTAAAATAATATTTATTGTTCCATCATAACTTGTTACTTCACTGATTTTATAATCATCTTTATTTATCACTTCATTTAATTGCATAATGTCCTCATGTTTAATTATTGCTATAAAACAAAAAACCCCAATCAAAATTAATTGATTGAGGTCTATTGCTTTTTATAAAACACTTACTTTATAAGTTACTTTACATCATCGTAGAATATTGTTTTACCGTTCTTAACAACATACAAGCTATCTTGCACTTTTATTCCTTGAATATATAAAGTTGGGTTACCTATTGCAAAACCATTTTCAGTATTGCCGTTAAACTCGCAATCTTCTTTTGGTAGTACTAATTGATAGCCACTGATTTTCTTTCCGTTGTCCTTGCCTTTGTGTTGAACTATTGTTTCGCCAATTTCATAATAAAACTCTTGAAATTCTTTACAAAGCGTTTCGTGTATTACTTCATTTACACGCGTTTGAATAACTTGTTTCATTGTAAGTACTTTACTTGCAACCACTTTGTTTGTTGGCATTCCAAGTCCCATTTTTTTAGCAAGGTCTTCTTGCGTCAAATGTTGTCTTGTTCCGTTGTTTTGAGTTACTGTTTTTTCTTTTGACATAAGAAATTCCTTTCATTATTTATGATTTATTTCAAAAAGCCGTGCCGAAGCACTATATATAATAATACATATAAATATATATTGAAAGTAATAAATAATATAAATATATTGGTATATATAAATATATTGCCTAATATATAGTACAAAAC